TCAAGTCCAAGACTTATTGGGTGGCGCTCATCGGCGCTCTGCTGACGGTGGTTGAAGTTAACTCAGGTTTCTTGAGCACGCTCCTGCCTGTGCAGTATCGCCAGTACACCATCATGCTTTGGCCGGTAATTATGCTGGCGCTGCGTGAGGTGACAACCGTTGCGCTGGCGGACAAGACGGCGTAAAGCGAAGCACGTATGTTCCCACTAACCACCCTTCTTGGCATTGGCTCTAGGCTACTTGGGCAGAGCCTCTCCTTGACCCTTACGATCCTTCTGGAGACCATATATGAGCACTAATGACTCCAACAGCGCCATATATGAGCGATTAGTTGTTTTGGAAATTAAGGTGGATAAGGTTGCTAAAGACACAGTTGATGTTATAGCTGCCTTCCGTGCAGCGCAGGGAGCCTTCACCGTGCTTGAGTGGGTTGCAAAAGCTGCAAAGCCTATTATCTGGGTTTGTGGAATAATTGCTGCTCTCTCTCTACTTGCTCAAGATTTTAGGAAATAATAAGGAATTATATGTTACTAGACGGTTTACTGAGTATTGGAAGCAATAAAATGATAGGCTTCGACTCTGGAGTTTTTTATAAAGAGTGTCAAGTATGTAATGAATCTAAACAAACTAGCAAGTTTCGTTTACGTACAGAATCAAAAGTACACTCACGTAGACCGTTTTGCTTGTCCTGTGAAAAAGCTAGTAGAAAAGTTAACTACTTAAAAAATAAAAAAGAGCGGGTTAAAAACACTGATAAATATCGTCTTCAAAACTGGCGTATGAAAATGTTGTGGCAGGCAAAATCTTCTGCTGCAATAAAAAATATACCCTTTAATTTAGAAGAGTGTGATATTATTATTCCTACACGTTGCAAATATCTTGATGTTCCTCTTACAAGGTTGCTTGGTGAAGGGGTGGTTTGGAGTAATACATCATTAGATCGTATTGATTCAAGTTTAGGATATGTTAAAGGTAATGTTGAAGTAATATCTCGTAAAGCAAATTCAATGAAAAACATGGCAACAGTTGAAGAACTAAAGATTTTTGCAAAAAACATATTGACTATTTACGGAGAATAATTATGTTCCCTATCGCACAACTTTTAAATATAGGCTCACAAATAATTGACAAGCTCATCCCTGATCCGGCTGCAAAGGCTCAGGCGCAGCTTGATCTGGCCTCACTAGCTCAGTCCGGCGAGCTGGCTAAGATGGCTAATGAGACAGATCTGTATAAAGCAGAGCAGGGCAATGTCACCTCTCGATGGAAGGCTGATACAGCTACAGACAGCTGGCTTGCTATGAATATCCGGCCAATGTCCTTAGTTGCCATCTTTGCCGGATACTTCTTGTTTGCTTTAATGAGTGCTTTCGGGTATAATGCTAATGAGAGTTATGTACAGCTCTTGGGCCAGTGGGGTATGCTTATTATGTCTGCATACTTTGGTGGCCGTACCCTTGAAAAGATAATTGCTCTAAGGAAATAATGCAACTCTCCACCAACTTCTCCCTTGATGAGCTTACACGGTCTATGACGGCCACGCGGCTGTGTATTGATAACATCCCCTCATTGCGGGTTATTGATAGCCTACAATCTCTTGTAGACAACATCTTGCAGCCAGTGCGTGACCGTCTAGGCCCTGTGGTTGTGTCTAGTGGCTACCGAAGCCCTGAGCTTAACAAAGCCATTGGAGGCTCGGCCACCAGTGACCATTGCTTTGGTTATGCAGCAGATATCCAAGTTAATGGCTTTGATAACAAAGAACTTGCTCGGTGGATTAAGGATGGCGACCCCTTCACACAACTAATCTTGGAGTTCTATGAAGACGGCAAGCCTAGCAGCGGCTGGGTTCATATTAGCTACAACCCTGATAATCTGAAAAATGAATGCCTGCGGGCTGTTAAAAAAGCAGGTAAAACTGTCTACCTTAGAGGACTTTAATAATGGCTCTCCCCTCCTACCTTTCTCTTGTAAACGATGTGTTGGTTCGCTTGCGTGAGCCAGCCGTTACAACTATTAACGAGAATGTTCTTTCTAAACTTGTAAGCAAGTTTGTTAATGATGCTAAACGACAAGTAGAAGATGCTTATAACTGGAACGCCCTAACCTCAACCCTCACAGCAGAAACCACTGACGGTGTGTTTAATTATGTGCTACAGGGATCAGGTGCTCGGTTTAAAGTTATCGAGGTGTTTAATGCCTCTGCCCGCCACTTCTTAGTTAACAAAAGCTACCGTCAGATGACTCAGCACTTTGTTGGTTCTCAAGTTCCTCAGATTGGAATCCCTATCTTTTACAACTTCAACGGCATCAACAACAATGGCGACACCCAGGTTGATCTGTTTCCTGTTCCAGACAAGCTATATACAATCTTCTTTAACTTGTTTATTCCACAAGAAGAACTGGTAGAAGATGCTGACCAAATGTTTGTTCCTAAAGAGCCGGTTGTCCTTCTTGCGTTAGCTCGTTCGTTGGTGGAACGTGGTGAAGATGGGGGACTATCCACTTCTGAAGCCTACGGCTTGTACAGAAATGTTCTTAGCGATTACATCGCAATTGAGGCTTCACGTTATATTGAAGAAGAAATCTGGATTGGTGTGTAATGGCTCAACCAATTCAAACCTTTAGTATTTCTGCTCCTGGCTTCTTTGGCCTCAACACGCAAGACTCTTCGCTAAACCTTGCTCAGGGCTATGCCTTGGTTGCCAACAATGCCGTGATTGATAAGTTTGGTCGTATTGGAGCACGTAAAGGCTGGTCACCACAAAACACAGCTTCAGAAGCTCTTAGCACAGCCCCCATCGAAGCAATCAAGGAATTGGTTGTTGATGATGGAACTGAGTATGTTGTATGTGCTGGCAATAATAAACTGTTCCTGCTTGTATCAGGAGCTTTAATCCAGCTTACTTACGGAGGCGGCGGCACAGCTCCTACAATCTCCGCTAACAACTGGCAGATTGTCTCGTTAAATCAAGCCCTCTACTTCTTCCAAGAAGGCTACGATCCGCTGGTCTTTGACCCACTGGTGTCGTCCTCAACCTATCGACGCATTACAGAGAAGACAGGCTATTCTGGGACTGTCCCCTTAGCTGATATTGCTTTGAGCGCCTATGGTCGTTTGTGGGTTGCCTCCACCACAACTAATAAGACAGTGGTGTCTTTCTCTGATCTGTTGGCTGGTCATAAGTGGACAGCAGGTACAGCGGGTACGTTAGACATCTCAACTGTGTGGCCCGCTGGTGCCGACACTATTACAGGGCTTGCTGCTCATAACAACTTCTTGTTTATCTTTGGTAGAGAAACAATTCTTGTCTACGCTAATGCCTCTGTGCCAGCTGATATTGCTTTGTCCGATACTATAACAGGAATTGGCTGCATTGCTAGGGATACCATTCAAAACACAGGCAGTGATGTTATCTTCTTGTCTGCTACTGGTGTGCGTAGTGTACTTAGAACAGTGCAAGAGAAGAGTGCTCCTTTAAGAGACATCAGTAAGAATGTCCGTGATGACTTGATGAGCGCTGTACAAGGAGAAGTTCTTAAAACCATTAAGAGTGTTTATAATCCTTTTGAAAGTTTCTACCTCATTACATTTCCCGTTCTTCAACAGGTTTATTGTTTTGATACGAGAGCATCTTTAGAAGATGGGGCAGCAAGGATTACTACTTGGGACAACATACGTCCTTCTTCATTTTGTTTCCTTCGTAACCGAACAATGCTTATTGGCAAGGAAGGCTTTGTAGGAGCTTACAAAAACTACTCTGATAACGGTGAGAGTTATAGGTTTCAATACTTTACAAACCACGCCGACTTAGGAGACCCAGGAGCCACCTCGGTGCTTAAAAGGCTACAGGTTGTAGTGATTGGTGGGAGTTTTCAGTATGTGACAATTAAGTGGGGCTATGACTTCTCTGGAAACTACTTAGCACAGAACGTACTTATCCCTTCCCAAGGAGTTGACTTTTATGGAGAGGCAGAGTATAATGTAGCTGTATACAGTCCGGGAACTTCATTGCAAACACTTACAGCATACCCAACTGGCAGCGGTAAGGTTGTTCAAACAGGGTATGAGTCTGAGATTAACGGTTCTCCTTTGAGTATCCAGAGAATAGAAATCCAAGCTAAGAATGGGAAACTAGTATGACACAATATGTAAAGAGTACGTCGTTTGCTTCAAAGGATGCGTTGCCCCAAGGCAATCCTTTGAAGATTGTTAAGGGCACTGAGATTGATACGGAGTTTAACAACATTGCCATAGCGGTGGAAACTAAGGCTGATCTGCTAAACCCTGTGTTTACAGGTGTCCCAAAGGCTGCAACAGCGACAGCAGGTACGTCCACCACTCAACTAGCAACTACAGCCTTTGCTGTGTCGGCAGGAACTCCCACTGCATCTCTGCTTATGTGGCCCACAGCAACGGCCCCCACAGGCTTCTTGCTTTGTAACGGGCAAGCAGTGAGCAGGGCTACATATGCTGCTTTGTTTGCCATTGTCGGTGTGGTGTTTGGTACTGGGGATGGCTCAACAACTTTCACCCTTCCTAACTACATAGATAGGATGCCTGTTGGAGCTGGTTCACTATATGTTGCTAATAGTCAAGGAGGCTCTAAAGATGCGGTTCTTGTTAGCCACACGCACACAGCCACGGTTACTGACCCAAGTCACGTTCATGGAAGCGCGACTGGGTCTGGGTTTATTTCTAACGGGGGAGGTGAGAGTTTGGCGGGTGGGGGTGATCTTCCTTTTGGCCGGCCAATTACTACAGCCACTGCGGTTACAGGCATCACAGTAGCCAACAGCACAGAAGGCGTAAGCGGCACAAACGCCAACTTGCCCCCCTACCTGGGCATCTTCTTTATTATTAAAACTTAATGAAGACACCTGTTATCTACGGAGACGGCTACATTGTATATTTGCAATACTATTCAGATCTTTCATTTATACATTGTGACTGTTTTCGTTGGAACAAAACTGTAAAGACTGCTCTATTAGCAGATCTTGATGCACTAGTTGAGATACACCGAAGACCTCTTCTTGCTGTGCATGAAATAGAAGACAAGAAACATTTAAAGTTTCTAACATTGGTTGGGTTCACTTACCACAGCAAACTTAAAGGCTTAGACAATATCATGCGTCATTTATACACAAGGGGTTCATAATGGGTTCACTAGTTTCAGCAGGTCTTGGACTTGCAGGCTCATTGATTGGAGGCAATTCAGCCAAGAAAGCGGCCCAAGCACAAGCAGACGCGCAGATTAAAGCTGCACAGATTGCAGCAGACGCTCAACGGTTTAAGCCCGTAGGCATCACCACTGCCTTTGGTTCTAGTAACTTTGGGTTTGGCTCTGACGGTAATCTGTCTTCAGCTGGTTACACCCTGTCCCCTGAGCTAGCTGCTCAACGGGATGCTTTTCTGTCACAGGCACAGAACCAGGGCATGGGCTTTGCTGACCAGTCACAGCAGGCCGGACAAGGCTTGTTTAACTTGGGACAAGGCTACCTGGCTCAAAGCCCTGAGCAGGCCGCCCAGCAATACCTAACTGCTCAGCAGGCTATGTTGGCTCCCGGGCAGGAGCAACAGCTTGCCGCTATCCGTAACAACCAACAACAACGAGGCACTGCTGGCCTTGCAGTTGGAGCCACAGACGCTGGCGGTATGGGGGCTTCTAACCCAGAGCTTCAAGCCTATTACAACAGCCTTCAAAACACCAACCTAAACCTTGCTTCACGAGCACAGGAGCAGGGACGTGCTCAGACAACCTTTGGGACGGGCTTGCTCAGTGCAGGTGGTGATCAAATGGTGGCTGGCTACAACCCATACAAAGCTCAGTTTGGTTTGGGACAGAGCTTGGAAGCAGCAGGTCAAGGGGCTTTTGATCTTAGCAGTGCTTTGGGTGGCCGTTCAGCCGCAGCAGGCGCTAATGTAGGACAGTCCCTATTCACTGGTGGGACAAATGCAGCCAACTCCATGCTTGGGGCTAACTCATACAGCCCGTTGGGGGATACGCTCTCTGGGTTGTCTCAGAACAAAGACTTCACATCTAGTATTGCTGGCTTGTTTAATAATACCAATAGCAATGGCAACCAAGTGTACAACAACAGAAGTAACCCCTTTACTGATTATGGTAATGGGGCTGGAAGTTATTTAAGTGGTAACCAAGGATCGGGAGGTTAAACATGGCAACAGCACCAAGTCTCTTCGGAGCAACTCCTGAGAGCATTCAACAAGCCCGCGTCGCGGCCCTTAATCAAGAAGCTAATGCTTATGCACAGCTAGATCCCTTTCAACGGGCTTCTGCTGGCCTCTACAGAGGAGGCAACCAGCTAGGTGGAGCTATTGGCCGTATGCTTGGCGGGCAAGACCCTGAGATGATGCGTATGCAGCAGCGACAACAGATTGTACAAGGTATTAACCTAAACGATCCAAATGCTCTTAGGCAAGCAGCTCAGCAGTTTTCACAGATGGGGGACTTCCAAGCAGCCCAAGAGCTGTCAGCAAGAGCACAAACAGCGCAGCTCCAATCAGCTCAGATTAACAAAGCAGAAGAAGAAGCAACACGCCTCACTACAAGCAATCAAAAAGAAGACAGACTAAGCGCCGCCTTGTCTTCTCTTCCCCCAGATGCCACAGACCAACAAGTGGAAGCTGTTGTGCGTCAGTTTGGTAAGCCGGAAGCTGTGTTGGCTTCTGTGGTTCGTCGTCAAGCGGCTTCAGCTGCTCAAGAGGCTCGTGATAGTTTAGCAGCAGAAAAAGCAGCTGCAAAAGTAGAGGCCGCAGATCGTGCAGACCAACGAGCAAAGGAAAACATTGCCCTACGTGCTCAAATTGCAGGGCCTAGTAATTCTTTACAGAATCTGATTCTTCAGGAACGACTCGATGCTTTAAACGACAAAAAAGAACAAGCAAGAGAGAAAGCAGCGGCCTCTAAAGATGTTGCTCTAAGGCACGCAACTAAAGTTATTACAGACGTTGACGAGGCTCTTGCTGCTGTTGGGCCGCTAACTAGCGGCATCCTGGGTTCCGGTATTGCTGTAATTAAAGGAACACCTGCCTACGACCTTCAGCAACTAACTTCAACAATTAAAGCCAATCTTGGTTTTGACCGCCTTCAACAAATGAGGGATAACAGCCCAACAGGTGGCGCTCTGGGTCAAGTTGCGGTACAGGAATTGGAAGCATTGCAGCGGTCTGTAGCTTCTTTGGAGATTGGACAGAGTGGGCCTCGGCTTACTGAAAACCTTGGCAAAATTAAAAAGCACTACGAGGCTTGGAAGAACGCTACAGAGGGGAGAACCTCTGTTCCTAAACTTGGAAACCAACCTAATGATAAAGCTAGGGTGTTTGCTTCAGAGGCTGAAGCCACAGCTGCAAACCTACCAGTGGGTACAGAAATCACAATTAACGGCAGACGTGCCTTAGTGGAGTAATATGGCATTTAAATACTTAGACGAAATTCCCGCAGCGTCCTCGTCCTCGGGTTTTAGATATATAGAAATTCCCGCAGCTGCTGCCCCTATGTCTCCTCAAGAAAGTGTTAATCAAATTCCTACGGATCGAGGAGCTAACCTAACACCTACTAAGCCTGTTGAGCAAAGTTTTGCAGATCAGTATGTACGTGGGCCTATTGAAGCAGGGCTGGGTCTTGCCACGGGTGCAGTGGCTGGAATCGTTGCCCCTCCTATTGGCATTGTTCAAAGTATGTTTGGCGGTAAGTATGGAACACAAGCAGGTATACAACAAGCTTCTAACACCGCAGATAGAATCCAACAAGCCATGACACGAGCTCCTCGCGGGGCTGCCGGTCAGGAGATTCTTGGTAATGTAGGGGATGCTCTCGGGTCATTACCGGCTGTACCGCTACCAATGCTGGATTCTATGCAGAGATATGCAGGCGCTGCGGCTCGTAATCCACGGGCAATGGCTGGTGCTGCCTTGGCTCCTGCTCAAGAGGCGTTGGCTGCTCGTTCTGCCCAGAGGGCTAAGGTTGCTTCTAATTTAGATTATCAAAATGCCCCTCGTATTGATGCTGCTCAAAAGGCTCAAGCACTCCCTTACCCAATTAGTCTCCTTCCTTCGGAGTCAAACCCAACACTATCTAACAGAGCGGTAACAGCCGTTACAGGTAGGGGTTCAATTATTAAACAAGCAGAAGCTGCTAATAAGAACTCATGGGCTAATAACGCTAAGTCTGAACTTGGTATTGATGTTAAAAAGGTTTTGAACAAAGAGACATTTGATGAGTTTATTGGTACTAAAACTGATTCTTATGAGAAGGTAGCTAAGCTAGGAATACTCACTCCTACAGAGAATACCATCTCAGCTATTCAAAATATAAAGATACCAGACCTCATCTCAACTCCGGGCGCAACAAAAGCTGTTCAAGGAATGGTAAACTCAACAATCCGTAAGATAGGAAATGGATTGAACGGCTCTTCGGCTCTTCAACACATCAAAGACTTACGTGCTGAGGCAAGAGTAACTCTTAATGCAAAAAGTCTGGGAACAGATGTGTCCCCCGCAGGACTTGCACGTGCCCAAGCAAAGAGAGCGATTGCAGACATGCTTGAAGGCTTAGTTGACGACAATGTAGCTACAACTCAGCCGGGCTTGATTGACCAACTAAGAAACGACAGAACACAGATAGCGAAGGCTCGGGACTATGAAAAGGCTACTAACCTAGAGACAGGGTTGTTAGACCCCACAAAGATTCCCGAAACTATGACAGGTGTTGGTGCAGATATGAGAAATATCGCTGCTAACTTTCCAGAGGTGTCGTCAGTCACCCCTACGCTAGGTGGGGTAGCACAGACGAGGCTCTCTCGATCAGGCGTGGGAGCATCCCTAGGTATTGGTGCAGGAATCTTAACAGGTGTTGGGCCTTTTGCAGGAGCAGCTTTGGGAGCAGGTGTTGGAGAGATTCTAGGAGGCTTGAAGTCTCGTAAGATTGCCACCCCTGCTTACCAAGCCCGTAACGCTTTACCAGTAGATCGGCGTATTAGAGATGTAGCACCTGTAGAGCCAGTAACTTACAGCCCTAACTTTCAGTTTGGTGATCAAACCCCGATGCCGGACGCGCCTAGGCCGGGGATGTTTGCTCGTCTCCCTGCTCCTAGCGATGAAGGAACCCGTCAAATGGTGCTTAATGAGCAGAATCGTCAGGGGTCTATGTCTCGTACGATGGGGCAGCAAGCAGAGGCCACACAAGCTGCTGCGGAGGCTGCTGCAAGCTACGGACAGCGTAGGGCATACCAAGCCCCTGGAGCAACTGTTGGACAATCTCTACCTTTAGAGTCTTCTATTTCAACAGCCGCTTCTAAGGTTGCAGCTGGGAAGTTGTTTGACATGACGGCTGCTGAGAAGGTGGCTTGGAATAAAACAAAGGTTGATCTTCAATCGGTTTCTCCTGCTTTGAGGTCTTTAGATGCCAGAGAAATTGCTACAAAACTAGCTGACAGGATGTGGGTACAGGAAACTATTACTAAAGCTAAAGAAAAGGCAAGGGGCTTTGCGGAGATAGAAACCAGAGCTGCTAATAGGGATGCACAAACAGCAGCCCGTATTGAACGAGAGAAAATGGAGGATGTTATTCAACAGCTTCAAGACACTTTACAGGCCCGCCCTACCTCCAGAGGTGGCCAAGGCCCAGTAACACAGCAGTTCCGAGGGGCTAACCCGACCAACACGCTGGATGTCTCGTTTGGATTTACAGACGCTGAAATGCGTCGTCGTCAATAGACAACTAAGAAAGGAAGAAGTATCTATGAAGAAACCGAAAGCGCCCCCTAAGAAACGTATGCCCCTCCCTAAGCGCGGTAGTCGAACTACCAAGCACATGGCCTCTAAACTGTAACAAAAAAGCCCCCACTAGAGAAATCCGGTGGGGGCTTTTTCACGTCTATGCTAGTATCATGTTGATAGCAATAATTCCCAAGTAGAGAGTTATCACAGTTGCAGAGGAAGAGCTTTCATCCAAGTCTTCTCCTTCCTCCACCATAATGATTTCATCTGTATCTATACCAAAGACCAAACCCGCTTTCCATTCAAAGTCTACAATCATATATTCTCCTTTAACGAATAGGGCACGCCCCACCAGCACAATCATCTTCCAACACATCAGACACAGTGGTTTCATCGAGTTCAAAGTCAACAATGTTGGCAATGTATTTGTCAAACACCTCCTTCGTCACAACCTCTTGAGGCAGATATGGATAACCAAGGTCAGCAGCGGTCTTTGTAGGATCGTTACGGAACAGGAAGCTCACACCAACATAGTTGTCCCAATTGTCTAGCAACCAATCAATGATAACAGGCACTTCTCCTTCATCGTAGGAAATAGTTGCTGAGACATTCTGCTGACACCAATTGGTCATCAACATCTTGTAACGCTCCAACTGACCTACAGCACTCTCAAGATTAACCTCCATGCCGTTGTGCTTATCAAACTCAACAGTGTCCCACTTGACGGGCAGGGCAACCAACACACTCTCTTTATCAAACGGATGGTCAAACACTTTGTAACCAGCACCCCGTAGCTTTGGAACAACCAAATCAAACTTACTAAACACAACGTTATTAATGATGTATTTACCTAACGGCTTATGCACCCCTTCGGTGGTGTCCATAATCTTACTCAATGTACCACTTGGCTTCACAGTGGTAATGTTCTTAGGACGTGGAGTACCCAGTTCATCTGCCATTGCATAAGCCGCTGACGTTGCTGTCCTCTGAAGCTCTGCGTAGTCATATGCCTGCAAGTCTGGTCGAGTGGCAATACCAGTCAAACCAACACCACACAAGCGAAGAAACTCATTGTTCATGTGCCACGCCTCTTGCAAGATACCGTCACGCAAGTTAACACAGGTTTGGCGGTAGTTAGCTCGTGCAGCAATCTCAACAGCACGCCGCAAACCAGCACTATCCCCATGAAACTTATTCAAGTCCACCTCAGTTAGATTACAAAAGCTCTTATTACCAAGCAAGATTTCTACGCAAGGATTACTTCCCTTAAACCAAGGAGCACGTTTTGTAGCAGCTTGGCCATTGATGAAGCCTGGCTCGCTTCCACCACTAGCAACCATCAAAGCAAAGATCTTCTCCATCTCTGAGCGCAAAGGCTTTGTGTTAAACACAAGTGAGTTGTTAGATTGTGCTCGTTGCTCGTTAGCAATCCAGAAGTCTTTCTTAGCAACTGCAAACTGTTCCCATTCATCTTCACCAAACGTAAACAAAGCAATCTCAGCAGACCGTCGGCTTGAAAGCACTGTGCCCATCCAATTCACCAGATCAAGAATGTTCATACGTGTGAGCAAAGAGCCTGCACGACGATTCAACAGCTTGTGGATGGCGGTGTAGGCTTTGCACAAGGAAGCGTCTCCTGAGCTAATCCATCCGTATCCTGCAAGACGTTCTCCTGCCGGACGAATCTCGGAGAAATCAAGTACAAGTTCACTGGCGGGAAACTTATGAGCGACCAGCTTACCGATGCTTTTAGCCCAAGATTCTGCACTATCTCCAACCTTGATTGTCCACACTCCGGTTGCTGCATCAAATGTCTCCACGTTATGGGCAACGCCACCCTTCTCAGTGCGGGTGCTTCGTTTAATTGTCAGTGTTGGGATGGGCTTCTGATAGCCTGTCAACTGACCGACAATAGGACGAAAGCCCACACCACAGCCTTGAAGCAACAACCAAAGAGCATCAACGCAGTCCATAACTGTTTCAACATTTGTGAAGCTACAATTAAATTGCGAGGCTTCACGCTTCTTAGCAACCTCAGTGCCACCTAACCACAGGGTACGGCCACTAGTAAGCACCTTTCGATCAAGCATTAGCTGGCGAAGCTCTTTTAGCTCTGCGTCTGCACCAACGCCAGTGGCGTTTACATCAGCACGGTTCCACAGCCATGATTGATGGCCAATAACACGTTCAACGGTTTGCTCCCAGCTTTCAAAGCCACCTTCAGGCAAAGCTCTATTATAGGTACGACGTGTAATTACTTGGGCGCGGAGGCTTGGAAGGCTATTCATTATCATTAGTTCTTTCTTGTTCATAAACATATAACTGATCAAACTTCTTAAACTGTTGCACAAAAGCAACAGCACTCAGGAAGTCGTCAACGGTTTGTTGTCGAAAACCCCCTGAGGCATAGCTACTAGGAATCACCCTAGTGTAGATCATTTTCATTTCCTCGGTCTTCTTGTTCAAACCAGAGGAGAAACAACAAACAGCAAATAGCATGAGCTAAGTGGCTCTTCCCTGTCTCTCCGTCTAAGCGTTCCTTCAAGTGCCAGTCAGTTAGGTGTCGAAAGGCTGCATCAACATACCTAGTACGCGCTTCTGGAACATGCTTCCAGTTATCAGCCGCATACTTCTTAGCACCAAAGCCCAACACACTCACAACCTCTTGCAAAGCTCGGAAGGGCAGCAGAGACCATTGTAGCTTATCTTGGTCATACTTAACGCCCTGAGAGGGCTTGCTTTGTAGAAGCTGCTCAGTCATTTGGCTCATAACCCCTTCTCCTTCAACACTGGCTGTGTCGTCTGGTACGTTCTTTAAGAAGTCTGCTGCCACCCAATTAGCATATCCTCTTGTATTTAAACAAGGTACACATGGGTGTCCCCATGCAGTGCTTTTCTCGTAGAAGCAAGTGTTACACCCTTTTTCCATACTTCCTCCCTAAATAACCAATACTCAAGAATAGCTCATCAAAGTGGCCGTCATTAACTTCATTTAATACGACTAGGCCACGCCAATGCTTGTTACTAAGCTGATCCATGTAGTCTTCATCATGCTGATAGAAGCTCCCTGCAATGATAGCACAGATGCTTTGTCCGTCTGCTCTCTTTCCGTAGGCTACTGCTTTGCCTTGTTGGTGTCCAGCAATGCAAGACATATGCAGCTTAGAGATAATAGCTGCGGGAGAAGCGGCAGGACGGCCCATAGCGCCAACAGGCCAATAGTGATTAAACCCAACCCCGTTGATAAAGACAGGATGAAGAAATTCATGTACTTCCCAATCGTTTTCATAACCCAAGTCCTTTACTGATATAAGCCCATCAAGCATGGGATTGTTGTTAATTGCTCGGTTGATGCGGTTGCAGTGGTTGCCCAAAGTTAGCACCATACGAGGCTTATAAACCTTGTGCTTTGCTTCCTTCTGCTTCTCTTGCAAGTCTTTCAAAGGCTTGAGCAACATCTCCATAGCAGTTTTAACTATCTCCATATCAATGTTGTATCGAAGCCCCTCAAAGTACTTACTTCCCTTGGTGTCGTGGGTGGAGAGAGAAGGCATATCTGCAAAGTCTCCAATGTTCACAACAACATCAGGCCGGTAATCGCAGATTGCCTCTCCTGCCCATGTCAGATGGTCTAAGGGAATCCCTGCTTTAACCTGACAGTCTGGAATTACTAAGATTCTCATTTAAAGGCTTTCTTGAATTCAGGAGAGGCTCGATATTCAGTCATTTGGTTTTCTAGATTCATCAACTCTTGGATAATTGTATTTAGCTTTGCTTGTCGTTCACCAAACACCTTAGCGCTATGGCTACTAAAATCAATAGTTACTTGCTTACCACAATCACTCAATACAAAGGAGCTATCAACATAATTTGGTGATGCTTCGAAAGTTAGCTGCATAGCAGCCATCCCTACTTTCTTGTTTAAAAATACACGGGATGAATAGGTCACAGGATGTCCTCTTGGTTAAACACAGGCCCACTCCAGCCGTTTTCATATAGGGCAAATGGGTTTTCCTTAATAGCTATTTTATCACGTACGTCGTACCCATATATGTTACCCAAGAAGCTAACAAACTGCTCCAATACCTCATGCCATGTGTCTCCAGGTGTAAAGGAGACAGTTATGTCTCTATCGCCAGCGGTGTACTGAAACGTATAGTTTTCTTCAGAATTATGCATGATTGTTTCCTTCTTCTACAACAAATTTAAGAGACAAATACTTGGTTAAACTACCAACTTCCATGCTGCGGGTTGCTTCAAAGCCACCACATCCAATAGTGATACTGGGGCTGTCTTGGTAACGATAAGCGTCTTCAAGCAAGCCTCTTGCCTGTCTACGAAGCTCAGCAATTGATGGTATGCCTTCCTCAGCATCTGACCACTGCCAATCGAGTGCTTCCATAGCCTTCTGCACCCTCTGGAAGTCAAAGCTATCCAAGATGTCTTCAATTGATTCAAGACGCATTTAACACCTCCAACATGCTAGGGAACGCCTTAGCGATCTCCTGTTTACACAATAGAGCAACCTCTCGGTGCTCCTTCTGAGTTGCTTCGTCGCAGCGGATGTCTACGTAATGTAGCCAACTGCGGAGCGTACCATTCATATACATCCGGCTCTTAGTCAGTCCTTCAGGCAACAGCTTTCGAGCAACTTCTTTAGCAATCCCCTTATCCAAGGCTTGCTGGTACAGCCCCTCGGTGTAGAGGACAACTTTGTGCTGTGAGGTAGTCCACCAGTCTTTAAGCGCTACATCATTGCTTTCAAGGCTGTTCTGTCGGTTCTTACTGTCTTGCAATCGAGCCTCGCTGTATTCAAAGCCGTCTTGAGGAACTTCCGCATATCTCTGTGAGAATTCCTGAAAGCTAAAGCTTCGATGGCGGAGAATCTGTCGGGCTATATCACGGGTGGTCTCAATCTCCATACAAATATTAACCATTTCAAAAGGACTAAAATGCTTATGCTGAAGCAAGTACTTTATGAGCTTAGGTGCGGTTTTCTCATTGTCCTGATTAGTAGGATTAGAAACACGCGCCATATAAGCTACTAGCTTTTCGCCTTCAGGTGTTGCCCACACTGTAGATACCTTCATTTCTTCTTCCTTAGTTTCTTCTCTTCGGCTGTCTTCTCTGCATGACAAGGCTTACAAAGAACTTGTAAGTTGCTTGATTCGCAATAGAGCCTGTCGACATAAACATCCCAGCTTACAAACCCCTTAGCAGGGTCTACAGCTGGTTTCTTATGATCAACCTGCACATCACCACTGACAAACTCAGAAGAGCAGCCAGCACAGCGGTAGTGCATTGCCAGCTTGCCTGTCTTGCTGTTAACCTGACGGCCTGTGAAAGCTTCCTTCAGAGCCTTGTACTTAGGAGGCCAGCGGCGTGTAGCCGTGCGTAGCGCACCAGTGACAAAACTTCTGAATCTAGCTGCTGTCCATTCACCGTCATTGAAGGAGCTACGCTTCACAGGGAAACTCCCAGCGCTGTCCATGGTAGCGGCTAAGCCACAAGAGCTGTCCGTTCTCCAAGACACGTTCTATCGGTTCATTAGCAGCCTTGTAAGCAGCTACCACGGCTTTGAAGAGACTTTGCTCTTCTTTGCAGTCTTTAAGAAGCTTAGCAGCTTTGACAGGGCCGACCCCATAAAGTCCCACAATGTTATCAATTCTATCTCCTGTTAATAGTTGAGTGTAGAAAGCTCGTAGCCCTTCTTCTTCTGTCACGTAGTATTCTTCTCCTTTAGTGGGATTGTAATGCCACCCAGGCAGCTGGTTTAGGTCTTTATCGACATGTACAATCCATCCGTTATACTGTGTCGAAGCAATTGCCACATCGTCGTCAGCTTCTTGGTTCTCACTAACTGTTGCCCCTAGTGCAATAAGTTTTTCACGTAAGGCTTTGTAGTGGGTTGGCTTCTCTAACGACTTTCTATTACCTTTATACGGGTGGGTGACTGCTGTTTCATATCTAAAGTTTGTCTTTCCTGTGATGAATGTGTCGTAGTCGTCACATTTTAGCACGATGTAGACAAGATTTAGCAGGTTTTCCTCAATGCGACTACAGGCCACCGCTTCAGTGTCATCTTTACTAGAGAAACCAACGCGATAAACCATGTAGTCAGCATCAATGAACGCCTCTTTAGGGCGTTCCGTCATCAAAGAACGTATTCGTCCAGTTCCTCAGAAAGCTCTTTTCCGGGATTGTAGGTTACAAGATCCGTAATAATCAGCTTCTTGATTGAAGGGGCATTGCCATGCTGCTTGCTCATCTTGTGAGTGTAGAAACTCATGATTGCTGCAACCTTCGTACCCTTACCAATAGTGGCTGGATCAATGTCAAGACCGTCCTCGTCAACTGCCTTGTGAACATAATTGCTCTTGCAAACAATGAAGTTGCCTTGGCCATCCTTGTTCTTAATCTTGATGCCCATAGCCTTCAATGATTCGCAATCCTTGTCGGACAAATCACCAATGGTGCACTCGTATTTAATGCTGTCCTCGTTGAACGCCTTGTTGACCTTAGTCATCCACTGTGTCCAATAGAGGTTGCCGGTAATACGCACTGGTTTGATATCGCTCATAATAGTTCCTTTAAAAGGGCATTTGCCGTTTTCTAACACATATTCGCAGGAAGTCCCTACTTGCCGTCTTTCCGGCCTGTCAGTGAACCACACGATCTTCGGTTTCTTCCAAAGCTCCTGTCAGCTTCTCAAGCGTCGCGGTGAACAAATCAATGATGTCCTCGGTGCTTAGGTTGGCTGTGTGTTCAACAGAGAAGCAATCATTATACACCGTAATTTGCAACCTGCCCACAACTTCATTAAGATTTTCTTCAGTTTCTTCCATATTTAAATTCCTTGTTTAGTGAACATCTGCCCATGTCTTTCCTATGTGACCTTCAGCGCCAACAGGGCATCGAAACTTTAGAAGCGCCCCCGCCTCTGCTGCTGATTCTACCACAATTTTAACAACTTCTTCTGCGTCTTTCTCAAAAGCCTCAATACAAACCTCGTCATGCACAAAGGCAACAAGTTTGTAATCAATCTTTCTATTTGTCAGGTTCCTTGTTAAACAAACAATCCACTGCTTAGCAATGATTGCCCCTGCTGATTGTAGCAAGCTATTCAATGCTGCGTGCTCACTCCTCACTAAAATCCTACGGCCATCTAAGCCCGGCACTGAACCACTAGAAGAAATACTGTCAACAACCCCTTTTAGCTTCTTCAGAGAAGGAGTGTTGTTCATGAAGTTTTCACTTAGCTCAGCGCCTGCTTTCTTTGACTTGCCTACAATGCCTCCCAGCTTACCCGCACCAGCACCATAAAGAGTTGCGTATGTCAGTGTTTTTGATACATTACGCGCATCCTTATGCTCTTTGGTGTCTTCCTTCACAGTACCCATTGGCACAAGACCAAAAGCCTGTGTGTTTTTCCAATGAACATCTCCCTCCAATAGCTCCCTCTGCCATTCCTCATCTTGCATGTAATGGGACAAACACCGAAGCTCAATACCTGACAAATCAACACCCACAAGCACCCTATCATCTTCTACAGTCCAGCACTGCCTACAGTCCACCCCATAAGGAGAAGAGCTATTAGGAATCTGTGCCAGGTTGGGAGACGAATGTGTTGCCCTCCCTGTCACAGCCCCATTAGTGGTGACTCGTCCATGCACCCTTCCGTCATCCCCTAAAGCCTCCAACCAGCTTTCAATCTGAGCAATCCTCTTCTGAAGCATTAAATACTCACTGATTAGCTTTGCTTCTTGGAGGTTACATCCGTCCAGGCTTCCCTCATCAACAATTGGCTGCCCTGTAGGTGTAAAAGTGGCAGGCTTCCAGCCAAGCTCGATGAGCTTTTCTCCAATTTGCTGTCTGCTTCCGGGGTTGAAGATGATTCTTGCTGGTTTAAGAGGCTTACCGGTTTTCTCGCTGATCCGTTCAACATCATAAGGGGGCCACCGTTCTTGCATAGCCTCATATATTCCATCCAGTTTTCCTCTGAGCAAAGTAAGAAGGCTAATTGCATGTGGTGTGTCCAGTTTAAATCCGTTACGTTCTTGCTTAGAAATGCAGACTGCTACAGAGTGCTCTAGCTTCACGCTTTTTTGTGAGAACTTTTGAGCCGCTGTCTCAGCAATCAAATACTCATATAAAAGAGCAGTGACATCAATATCACGCTCACAATATACAGAAAGCAAGCCGTCAATAGGTTTGTCATAGCACTCCCCCTTGTATTCTTCCCTTCGCCCCATCATCCATTCCCAAGTTGCCTTGTAGTCAATCTTCTGCGTGTTTAACGTGCTGCCCCAAGCGGCGAGGCTGTGGCCCCCGTCTCGGCTTGGGTTGAGCAGTCGAGAAACCAGAAGAGTGTCGTAGCACTTGTTCAAAACTATCCGTGTCTTCCATAAGCTGTTCAATAGGTAGGCATCGAAACTGATTAGGTTGTGTCCGATCAATAATGTAGCGTCCTCGATATAGTCCTGAAATGCTTTTGCCTGATACCATGTGTGTTTCTCCCCGGTGTCGATGTCTTTAGTGCAGCAGAGCCAGATTGTTTTATGATCTAACGTGGTCTCAATGTCCACAACAATTCGTTTATCCGCAATCCTCTTCATGGCGTGCCTTTAGTTTAAGCTCTTCGTGCTCATGGATAAGTTCCTGATATTTAGTTTGTAGCTCATAATAACTGGTTTCTAGCTCCATCATACGGGCAATTACAGTTTCAAGGGTTATCATGTTTTCTTTCTGCTACATCAGCACCAGATAGTTCTCTCATTTTATCTAGTAGCTTGTTTAAAGGTTCTACCATAAGCGAGCGACAACATGAAATTGTTACTGGATGAAATTCTCTACCCTCGTCACTCTCTTCAACTTTATTAAGATAGGCATTAAAGAGTTCTTTAACAAGGCTTTGTAGCTCTAAAGCCTTTTCTTCATTCTGCATTTCAGCAGCTAGTTCTTCAAAGCTCATTTTCAATCTTCTTTCTTTGTAATAAAACACACATCTATGTAGCTAGTTAGGCAGATATGATAACATAGAAGTTAGCTATTGTCAGTCATGTGTTCTTCTCCTTCAGTTTGTATAAATCACTTTTTAGCCGTTTGTGAAAAGAATCCTCTCCATCGTCTCCGCTGACAAGCCAGTCGATTCTTTGTGCGTAAACGTAAGCTTGTTGGATTAGCTTCATTGCAACTGTGAACTCGGTAATGGTTGCGGACGTAAAGTGACGACCTTCTACATCACCGTACTCGTTCTTATCGGCTGAGTTGTTGTATAGGATCAGATCCTCGATCTGCTCTGCAATCATCTGAACTTTGTATTGAGCATACTCAAAGTGTCCGCCGCTCATGTGTTCTTCTCCTTTAATTTGGCTTCAATGGCGTGTGTAAATTCTACATATTGCATTGAGTCCACTTGCTTGTAAACACTCCATATCTCATCATCCGTCAGACCCTGCCATGCGGCTGGCTGCTCTATCCGTGAGCGCAGGACGGTGATGGCTTCCAGATGTTCTTTGAATGCCTGCTCACAATAGTCGTCGTCCCCCACCCTTTGGCCCGGCGTAGATTGTTTCAACGCATCCAGCGCTTGCTGCATGATTTCTTTGTCAGTCATCATAGCCCCGTTTCATCAATAAGAGAACATTCGTTTAAATACCCCGTCCTCCTGTCATAATGCAAGCCAAACTTCTCACCGGTGGCGCTACCTGCAAACCTGTCTTTCAACACTCGGAAGGTGGTAGTTTGCCTCTTCACAGGATCAGCAGCTTGCTTGTCTCGCTCTAAACCAAACATGTAATGAGACCAACGAGCAATAGCCCGACTACCAGTAAAATGTTTCTCAAGAACCCTTCCCCCCTCTTCGTGAGCCTTACCCTCAGGTGTTGTGAGATGGCTGACAAAATGAATAATGAGGCCGTCAGATTGAGCGAGGCTAGCCATATCTGCCATGATTCCATCAAGTGCTCTCCTTTCATCTTGTTCGTTGGCCGCTAATGCCGTTAGGTGGTCTAAATAAATCATCTTAATGTCATAAGCCTTTGCAAAGTAGCGAATAATTCCCTTCACTGCTGCCCAATCCATCGCTCCGAAGTGCTCCATCATATACAACTGGTTGCGCTTGTCAAGCCTTTCAACACTGTTTTCGTATTGTTCACGTGTCCAACCTGCATCAGGAATGTGATAGAGCTTCTTGTCCAGCTTACCAATAACCCGCTGCGCAGTTTCTACGACATTCTGCTCAAGGTAGATAACCCCCACTTTCTCCCCCAACACATCAATGTCATAGCTAATCTGTTGTGTAAATACATCAGTTTTACCAACACCGACGCCCGCACCAAAGCCATAAATCTCCCCCTTGCGTCGCCCATATGTGAGGCGTGTGAGTGTTGGGAAGCACCACGGAAGACCAGCCACTGGAGGCGTTAGCATCCGCTCCTTGATGTCACTAACTGTCACAATGTTCTCAGGCTTGAACTCCTCCGCCTTCCACCAAACGCTTACAAAATCCTTCTCTTGCCCTGCTGCCAAGTAATCACAGGCATCCTTGAAGCCTGCCAAGTGCTTAACAATCTTGCTCTTGCCCCCAAACAACGCAGCAACTTCTTTGGCTGCTTTTATGCCCGGCTCGTCTGCATCGAAGCAGATAACAACTGAGTCGAAGCTGTCAAGCCACTCAAAGGCTGCTTTACAGTCCTCCAGAGCCGCTTGTGCCCCGGTTCTGATGCTCACCGTAGGGTAGAGGCTTCCTTGCATCTGAAAGGCTGCTAGAGCGTCCAGCTCACCTTCGCAAATGGTGACAGCCTTTCCCCCAGAACTGAATAGGGACTGACCAAACAACCCAGCGCTTTCAAAGTTTCCTTGGATAAAGAAAGATTTATCTGCAACGTTTCTGACCTTTGTAGCAACAACAGTTCCGCTTACGTCAGTGTAAGGGTAGTAATGTCTGAATTCATCTTGTCTCACCTGATATTTGGTGCAGGTTGAGCGTGTAATTCCTCGATCAGGGATACTTTTAATCTGCTGTTTAATATCCTCTACTGTTTCCATAGGTGCGTTAATTAATTGTTTCCTTAATGGTGCCTCACTTCCGTTCATTGCTGTAGTTTTACATACAAAGCAATGGGTGTGCCCATCGTCATAAAGGGCACCGCCGTCGCTGCTGCCACATGCAGAGCACTCAACATGCTTTAAAAACTTGCTCATCTTGTTTTCCTAAAATAATGCGTCTTCTCTTACCGGTATTGGTTTTGGCGGAATGATGATAGCACCGTTTTCATCCCTTTTAGGAAAAGGCCACGTCATTAGGGATCCCCTTGGAAATCGGGGTGCAGCGCCTTTGCCTCAGCGATGCCAGCTTCGATGGCCTTCATGATACCAAAGCGCAACAATGCATCCTTCATGTCTTCTGAGAGGTCAAAGGAATAAACCGCACTACCGTCGGCGTTCTCTTTAAGCAAAGACACATTTATCATAGTCATAAATCACCCATTAAGTTAATAACAAACACAGTTACTGTAATTAAGACAATAATCATTGGTTTCCCTTCTCTTCCATCATGTTTGTAATTGTTTTTAACACACTATAAAGACCTTTGGTTTCTATAATAGCAACGACATCATGGAACACCTGCCATTCATGAAACTCCTGTTCCATTAAGTCCCAGTCTGGGCTATTGTCTTCGGGTATGTAAAAGTCATTGGCCATTGGTTTCTTTCTTTCTTAAAAGGAACTGTAGTACTAAAGGTTGTATTAATTGTTGGTTGTCTATAACTTCTAAGAACTTAGAAGAACTTAGAAGAACTTAGAAGAACTTCATAGTTCTTTAAAGGTAGGGTAACAGAAAGAATCGTCGTTGTCAACATCTTCTTCAATAACCCCACCTTTCATAAGGTCTTTACGGTCAATAGTAGGTAAATCAACACTCATAGTCACCGAATAGTGGCATTTATTGCATAAATCTAGGAATTCATGGGTTGTGGCGTGCCTCCGTGTACTCTCGAAGTCGTTAAGGGTTTTGTCGCAGCATAGGCATTTCATAGGAGGATCTCAGGTGGGTTATAAGGGGTGAAGGCTACTCAGCCACCACCATGGTTTTTAAACAGCGCCTAGGGGCTTCTGAGGCTCTTTAAACGTACATGCCTTCAGCTTTCCAGTGTCGCCGTCAAAGACAAGTACACAATTACATTCCAACAGGCTAGCAGCATAGAGCAAAGGTCCGGCGCTTAGGCTATTGACCAACAACACTTCACGCACCACGTCGGGCGTGGGAGTGGGTTTAATCCTATATTCTGCACTATCAAACCAACTAGGAGACGATAAGGTGTACCAAATTTGTTTATCACTTAGATAAACCTCAATAGTTTCACCATTAGCCCATGCCATGATTATGTCGTAATGTTTGTTTTTCATTTTGTTTCCCTAATTGATAGATAGTTATACCATGTTGAACTTATGCTAGGCTGGCTTTCACTATTGAACAAAGCCTTAGCTTTGCTGCTAGCCTCTTCAATTGATTTAGCTACAATACCCTGAATAGCTTTTGATCTTATCGTAGGCTTGCCGTCTTTTCTAACTGCAATCCATTCCACGTAGGCAGTGTAAATCGTATCCTTTGTTTTCATTTAATATCTTTTTCTACTATACTATATTTAATAATACGCTTATTATATATCTGTTGCTTAAAACAAATATACCCAGCGCCATCCGTGGAAACATGCGCAGACCAGCTTTTGCTAGGCATGCAAAGCCCCTCAATTCTTGCAGCCCGTAGATCGTCCTCTATGCCTTTGGCTGTATAACCAAGGGCTAGGCCAAGGCCAAGGGCTGTAAAGCCTGCCAAGGGCCATAGAAGCCCCTTAAACACGGTGATCATTATATTTCCAATCCAATAGAAGCCTTTCTTCTATTTGGTGCACCACTCGAGGGTCAATCACCAGCATGAGGTCTGGTCCCTTGTCGATCATTATTGTACACAATGAGAATATAGGGGAATAACCATCGTCATCGTCTTCTAGCTCATAAGTTCCGTTAAATTCAACGTCATCCACTGTCTCATTGAATAAATGTTTAGACATAATTATCCCTTAATTAGTTTATAAATCTCAGCATACTCATTAAGTAATTGATTATTGTCTGCTATCCAATCTAATGCATACTGTCGATCATTAAAGGTTACAGCGACAATGCCTGATGATATGTGAACTACTTTATACATGGCTTCCCCTATAGTTAAGACAAATAAACAAGCAAGCCGAATGCAATGGCCACACCTAAGGCTAGAACAAGTAGCCAGTCAAACAGCTTCTCATAGATTGATGGACGGGTGGTGATGATGTATTGTTTCATACTGTTTCCCTTAGTAGTTTTGCTGCTGCTGCTGACGACGTGCCACAAGTATCTGAGATTAGTTCCGCGTCGGTCATGCGCGGTTTCAACCGGATCATTTAAGAGCTTCCAATAACGCTGCCAGTCGCTTATCTGGCCCGGCGCCGTGTGTGGCAGCGTAGTGTTCAAGATCAGGCAAGCAAGCCAGTACAGCATCCCGTAGAGCGTTTGACCGCTTTGTCTTGGCCACTGGTGCAACAAACACATAATCCGGGTCTGGCTCTTCTAAGACCTCTTCAATGGTTGCATCAAGAATGGGCGCGGCTCTGTCTGCGAATGTAAATTCTAATTTTAACAATTTTTTGCGCTCATTGAATGCGTGATAGTTGGCAATGTAGTCGGCCGTTGTCACGCCAGCATAGAACGCTGGATAGTCGCGTTTATTGCTGTCATATGCTGGGTTTCCTTTTTCCCTTACCCGCTTGGCGCCCTTCTGGCCGTCTGTCTTATCAATTAGCGCGAGGAGTGTTCGAGCACCCTCCACTTTTTCAGGTTTGAGGGTAAGCCGAGCGCGATCGTGGGAGATAGTAATCATGATGTTCCCCTAGAATTGTAAATAGACGGACGGGTTGTGATGATGTAGGGATTTAGTGTCTTCATGGATTCTTTCAGTTTAAAAGGGCTTTACAAATGGCGTCAGATTCGGCGCTATCAATGGCGGTTTCTAGCGCTTCCACGTAATCAGTAAATTGTGAATGGTCTCTGGCCAGTAGGCGCCCGGTTCCCGTGCGATGCGACTGAACCACTAAGCCGGGCTTGACAAGGCATGCATTATAGAGGCTTGAGTTGTGGAGCTCTCGTGAAGCTGTGACGATGTAAGAGCTTCGGGTAGGTGCTAGTGTCATTTGTAGGCTTTCAAGCGGTTAAAATTGTAAATAAACAAAGCCGTTAGGTGTTTCGCCGACCAAGATTGTATAATTGTGCAAATACTCCCGCACCGCGTCGACTTCGTCGCATCCTTCGTCAATCTCAATTGAATAGTAGTCGATGACTTCGGCGGTACTGCTCTCTGAGTAGTCGCAGCAAATAGCAACGACGTCCAGTTCTATCTCTTCGCCGGTGTCTTGCTCGATCTGCTCAAAGTACTCCAAAAGTAGCCCAAGCGCCATGCGGCTGAATTGACTGGCACGGCCCGCACGGGTGAAGGCGTCAATGAATGATGATTGTGTGAGGGTGGTTTTCATGGGTTGCTTTCTGTGGTTGATGCGTGTAGTTTACAAGGGATGGGAAGGATGTCAATGATTATTTTCTAGGGGTTTTCCCTAGGATTGTGAAACTGCTGGCCCCTCCTAATTTTGGAACCATTCACGAAGCCAGCCCCGCGCTTGCTGAAGGGATTTCGTGTTAAAGCGTGTCACTTCTTCGCCGTGTTCATTTGTTACCCTATAAATCCACTCACTTGTGAACGTCAGCGTGTATACATGGCCGTGCAGCTTCAGCGTGCCATCCTTAGCCTGAGATGCAAGCGCTGCGGATTGACGTTCTAGGGTTCCGTAATTCATTCAGTTGTCCTTCTGTTGTTGATGGTTCAAGTATAGGGCATTAGCGACGCCCGTCAAGAACTGTTTGCTAGGGGTTTTCCCCCTAGTGTGCTTAGTAGGTGAACATTCTCAGGGTGCGCAGGGCTTCACCTTTCGTCTCTGCGATCATTCCATTGAACAAAGGGCCATCGCCGTACACCAGAGACACAGTCCATCCGCCCGGTGCCTGCTTCACCTCATATTGAACTAGTACATGGTCACGTGTGTGGCAAGTGATTGTGTAGTTGCCAGCGCTTGTGCGTGTTGACTTCATCGATGATCCCCGTGTTGTTGATGGTTTAAGTATAGGGCATTCAAGCCATGCGTCAAGAACTATTTCATAGGGACAAACCCTTGTGTCTTGGAAACAACACGCAGGGCTTGAGAGCCTCTCAATATGCTTCAGAGGGTGCCACGTCACCTCACTTATTGCTCAAAAGCACTAATGACTCGCTGGTCAGTAACTCACCAGGCTACAAAGCCCCTACTACTTCCATGGTTATTATTACTGGTCAGTCACAATATAGGCACTGAGCCTACGGAGTGACTAGGTAGTTGCTTATATAAGGGAACGCTTATGTATCATTGTAGTGCATAGACAATCCCTATCGATGTTGGTTGCTCGATAGCTTTAGGCTATGAAGCTCTGGTCTGCTGCTTCATTGATGGGGGGGGAGGGGGCTGGCTAGTCTGTAAACATTGTAGGAGCCTCTAAAGCTCACAAAAAGGAAATAATGGAAAAAGGGGCTTAGAAGGAAGGCTTCAAAGCCCTTATAAAGCAATTAAATAGGGACAGATCAAAGCCTCTAAAGCACATGTAAGCTGTTGATATTGTTAAATATAGTAGTAATTAACTAACAATAGACATAAAAGCTATAAAGGAATCTGCGCTAACGTAGTTCCCTTTAAAGAACTCCTAAGCAAAGACACCCTATAAAGTGTAAAGAAGTGTAAAGATTAGGGCTTTATTGATGTTTATTGCTGTTTTAGTAAATAAAGCTTGACATAACAGGATCAATAGTGTAGAATATCTCTATAGACATAAAAGTCTATCAGTAACTCAAATGAACTGTGATGCAGGGCCCATCATAGCAACTTGACAGAATCTGGACATGAGCCTATGACATCTTCTTAGAAGTGTTTAGTTCATTTAGATTACTGTCTTAATATGTAATTAATAGGGAAACTTAGAAGACTAAGTTCTCCAGAGTCTTTAAAGCCTTTAAGGGGCTCCTATGTCTCCTGAAAGGATAAAGACAATGACAACCAAACAACAAGACAAAGAGGCTAAGCAGCCTTTGGTACGCAAGGGGCGTCCTCCAAAGGCTGTCCTAGCTGCTAAGAAGCCAGGAGGAAGAGTTCTACTAGGTAGACCCCCTGGAGAGGCTTCAAGGATTCAGGAGTTTAAAGCAAGGCTGTTGGGAACAACAGGAGAGAAGATCATTGCTACGCTCATTCGTAAAGCTATGGATGATGAAGACAAGGATCAGTTTGCTGCTCTGAAGTTCTGTGCTGAACGAATTCTTCCTATGAGTGCCTTTGATGCTGCTAAGAACAGCAACAGCACCCCCACCGTAACAATTAACATAAGCTCCTTGGCGGATACAAAGCAAGTGGTTCAAGTTGATGATGGGATTATTGATGTTTAAACAACTACTGGTTATTGTCTCTCTTAGCTTTCCCTTGATTGCTTCAGGGGAGTTTGTTATTGCTACTTCTGTTGAAGAGGCACAGAAGCAGGCAGAAGTTAAATGTGTACAAGGCTGCTTGGTGTTGTCTCCTGCTGAGATGGAGAGCATTAACATCATTATTAGTAAAACAATCAAAGAGGCTTATGAAGCAGGGCTTCGGGGCTGGAGCAAGGCTGCTAGTAAAAATGATTAAGGACACCGAGTAATCGGCTTTCAGCACGTTGACGGTGCGTGTGTCTAAACGCCGTCACTCTCTTGAAAGGAGAATTACAAGTGGAAATTAAGAAATGTAATAAGTGCTTAGAAATTAAAAATATTGGTGAATTCCGCATCCATTGCAGCACAAAGGACAAGCTAACAACTTATTGTAAAGCGTGCCTCTATGTTCTCACACGAAAATCAGTATTACAGAATAAAGAACAGATAAACAAAAACTCTATTATCTACAGAAAAAAGAATAGAGAGCAGATTCGATTAAATTCTAAGAGGTGGAGAGAAACTCATAAAGGAAAGAAGAATGCAGACACAGCTAAGCGATATGCGGCTAAGATGCAAAGAATTCCTAAGTGGTTAACTAAGGATGAAAAAGAACGGATGTCTTGCTATTATCAGTTGGCGTCTATGCGTACACAGGAAAGCGGCAATGCTTGGCATGTTGACCACATTGTCCCCATGCGCGGTAAAGATGTAAGTGGACTACATGTCCCTTGGAATTTGAGAGTAATTTCCGCACAAGAAAACATGAACAAGGGAAATAGATATGGAAATTAGCTGGACGTTGCTTCCTTGGCAGGTTGCTTGCTGGAATGACCCAGCCCGTTTTAAAATCATTGCTGCTGGCCGCCGCTGCGGGAAGTCTAACCTAGCTATTAAACTCCTTCTTGCAAAGGCTTTAGAGGCTCCTGAAGGCTCCGCAGTTGTATACTGTGCTCCTACATTAGGACAAGCCCGGCAAATTTGCTGGGACGCCTTGCTAGAGCAGGGAAAAGAGCTTATCAAGTCTGCGCACGTAAACAATATGGATATTGTTCTAACAACAGGTCGGAAGATTCATGTCCGATCTGGAGAGAACAAAGATGCTCTTCGTGGATTAAAACTATACTTTGCTGTGATTGATGAGGCAGCATATGTTCCAGAGGATGTTTTTACTAAGATTATTAGACCAGCCCTTGCTGACTTGAAAGGAGAAGCAGTCATAATATCAACTCCAGATGGAAGAAATCATTTCTATGAGTGGTTTAAGCTAGGACAGGGAGGCTCTAACCCCGAGTGGAAATCTTGGCATTTAACAACAAGAGATAATCCAACCATCCCTCCTGAAGAAATTGAAGAGGCTAAGAAAACTCTTAGTTCTTTTGTTTTCAAACAAGAATTTGAAGCAAACTTTTCTAACTCAGGTCAAGAGATATTTAAAGAAGAGTGGCTTAAAAAGGGACCAGAGCCAAAACAAGGCGAATATGTAATTGCCATTGACTTAGCTGGTTTTGAAGAAGTTGGAAAAGACCCTAGTGCTAGTAAGTCGCGCCTTGACGAGTCAGCTATTGCAATTGTTAAAGTAACAGATACAGGTGATTGGTGGGTAAAAGATATTGTTCACGGTCGTTGGGATATCCGAGCAACTGCTTCTAAAATTCTTCTTTCTGTAAGAGATCATAAACCGATATCTGTGGGTATTGAGAAAGGGGCATTAAAAAATGCCGTTCTTCCTTACTTGACCGACCTTATGCGTAAAAACTCTGTTTACACACATATCCATGACCTCACGCACGGAAATCGTAAGAAGCAGGACAGGATCGCGTGGTCTTTACAGGGACGTCTAGAACACGGTAGAATATCTTTCAACGAAGATAAAGAGTGGAAAGAAGCTTTTGACCAAATTTCAATGTTCCCTACAGCAGGGGTGCATGATGACTTAGTTGACGCTTTGTCATACATAGACCAACTGGCTATTAGCACTTATCAGCAAGAATACGAGGATGACGAATACGACGTTCTCGATGTAACCATAGGATTTTAACATGGCTACCAAGAATCCAAAACTTGAAAAAGCAGGCGTAACGGGTTTCAATTCCCCTAAACGAACTCCTTCTCACCCAACTAAAAGCCACGTTGTTGTTGCCAAGGAAGGCGACGAGGTTAAAACAATTAGGTTTGGACAGCAGGGGGTAAGTGGTAGTCCTGATGGTTCTGACCGCAATGAAGCCTTTAAGTCCCGTCATGCCAAGAACATAGCCAAAGGCAAAATGTCAGCTGCTTATTGGGCTAACAAAGTTAAATGGTAATACAAGGAGTTTTGAAATGAACAAGCCCGGCCTATACGCAAACATTAACGCCAAGCAGAAACGCATTACTGGTGGTTCTGGTGAAAAGATGAACAAGGTTGGCTCCAAAGCTGCCCCTTCTAAAGCCGACTTCGTTAAGTCTGCAAAAACCGCTAAAAGGAAATAATGGCTAAAGGAAAACCCCACTATCTGCCCAGCGGTAAGCTACACACAGGGGCCACCCACAAAGAAGCGGGTGTGCTGATGACAGGTGAAAAGCACACAGCGGCTAGTAAAACATTGTCCCACACACCACCAAAGAAGAAATAACACATGGCTAAAGAAACACGAGAAGACTTCGAAGAAAGCACATCAGAAGAGAAAGATCTAGTCTCTTGGGTTGTTGATCACACAGAGCGGTGGCGTGACTATCGAGACAGTAACTTCATGGAGCTTTGGGAGGAGTACGAGCGCATCTTCCGTGGTCAATGGGCCTCTGAAGACAAAACCCGTGACAGTGAACGAAGTCGCATCATTAGCCCAGCAACGCAGCAGGCTGTGGAAACACGCCACGCTGAAATCATTGAAGCCATCTTTGGTCAAGGAGAGTTCTTTGACATTCAGGATGACCTAAAGGACGTAGACGGCAACCCAATGGATGTTGAAGCCATTAAAGCCATGCTGATGGAAGACTTCAAGCGGGACAAGATTAAGAAGAGCATTGACCACATTGAGTTGATGGCTGAAATCTACGGCACCGGCATCGGTGAAGTTATTATTGGCACTAGCACTGAATATAAACCAGCAACTCAGACAATGCCTGGTTCACAGGGTGTCGCAGCTATTGGTGTGCAAGAAAGCGAACGCTTCTTTGTAAAGATTAAACCAATCAACCCAAAGAACTTCCTTATTGACCCCAACGCCGACAGCATTGAAGAGGCCATGGGCTGCGCTGTAGAGAAGTATGTCTCCATCCACCGTGTTGTGGCTAATATGGAGAAGGGTGTTTACATGAAGCGTAACATCATTATTTCTCCAACAGATGAGACGCTGGAAGCCACCCAAGAGCTTCGTAACTACGATGACGACAAGGTTAAGCTACTAACCTATTACGGCCTCATCCCCCGTGAATATCTAAATGCTTTGAACGATGAAGAATCAGAAAGCGAAATTAATCTGTTTCCTGAAGACAGTTTGGCAGACGACTACAGCGACATGGTTGAGGCCATCATTGTAATTGCCAATGAGAACATCTTGTTGAAGGCTGAAGAAAGCCCCTACATGATGAAAGATCGTCCTATTGTTGCCTACCAAGACGACACGGTTCCAGGCCGCTTCTATGGCCGTGGGACGGTTGAGAAGGCATACAACATGCAGAAGGCCATTGACGGCCAGCTACGTGCTCATATGGACTCTCTAGCCCTTACAACAGCTCCTATGATTGCTATGGATGCAACTCGTATCCCTCGCGGTGGTAAGTTTGAGGTTAAGCCAGGTAAGGCAATCCTGACCAACGGCCCACCTTCAGAAGTGATCTTCCCGTTCCATTTCGGTCAATCCAACGTGGATGCCCCCGCAGCAGCTCAGAACTTTGAGCGGATGTTGTTACAGGCAACGGGCACAGTTGACTCAGCAGGGCTTCCTTCGGCTACGCAGCGCGACGCTAGTGGACAAGGTATGTCTATGGCTATGGCAGGAATTATTAAGAAGTATAAACGCACCCTTGTGAACTTCCAAGAAGATTTCATGATCCCGTTTATCAATAAAGCTGCCTACCGCTACATGCAGTTTGACCCAGAGCGCTATCCATCAGTGGATATGACCTTCTTGCCTACAGCAACCCTGGGAATCTTGGCCCGTGAGTTTGAACAACAGCAAATGATTGGCTTGTTGCAAACCCTTGGCCCCAACACACCTGTATTGCCTATCATTTTGAAGGGTATTTTGTCTAATAGCAGCTTGAGTAATCGTGCTGAGTTGATGGTTGCTCTTGAGAAGATGAGCCAACCAGACCCAGAAGCAGAGCAACAGAAGCAACAGGCTGAACAAATGGCTCAGCAGGCTCAAATGGCTCTTATTCAGGCTCAGGTTCAAGATTTGCAAGCAGCAGCACAGAAGAAAGCTGCTGAATCGCAGCAAATTCAGGTTGAAACTCAATTGGCTCCTCAGTTGGCACAGGCAAAGCTCACAGCGGCGCTTGCTACCAACCTAGATGATGACAACGAGAGCAAAGACTTTGAACGACGTGCACGGATGACAGAACTTATGCTTAAAGAGCGTGACCTCAACATCAAAGAGGATGACAACATGCGAAATGAGCGTATTACAGCCATGCAAATGCAGAAAAACAACCAATAGTTGACAAAACGTTGTAAATATGCTACAATGGTTGCATTAAAACAACAGAAGGATAAAGCCAATGGCTCCTGATTTACAGCACTTTTATGATGAAACATTCTCCATGATGGCAACCAAAGGTTGGGCCATGATGATGGAGGATTTCACAAAGATTAAAAACACGGTTAATGAATTGTCAACAGTCCAAGATGCACACTCCTTATTCCATCGACAAGGACAACTAGACATTCTTAACCTGCTTTTATCCCGCAAAGAAGCCTGCGAAACAGCATATGAGAGCTTACAAGAGGCTTCAGAATGAAGCGCATGTATGAATTCATGTGTGCTGAAGGGCATGTGACAGAGCAATTGATTGATGAGGGCATTAGAACCACAGTTTGTAAAGAATGTGGCAATAATTCCATCAGAATCTTATCCACCCCGCGTATCAAGTTGGAGGGCATCACTGGTGCTTTCCCCGGAGCCGCAGACAAGTGGGTAAAGAACCGGGCTGAAAAGCTCAAACAAGAACAGAAGAAAGCCTCGCAAGAGTAACCTTTTGGAGTTCATTTTTAAATATCCTAAAACCCTCACGGGCAGGATGAAAGGACGGTATGGCATTATTTGATGAAGAAGACCTGACTAATAGTGAGTTTGATGCAGTGGAGAACATGGAGCGCAAGGAAACTGTAGCGGCTCCAGAAGCGGTTCCTGAGCGTCCAAAGATTCCTTCTAAATATGAAGGCAAGAGTCTGGAAGACATCATGAACATGCACCAAGAGGCTGAGAAGCTGATTGGTCGCCAAGCCCAAGAGGTAGGTGAAGTTCGTAAACTGGCAGATGAGCTACTTAAACAACAACTCTCTAAAACAAATACACCTACTACAGTTGAAGATGAAATTGATTTCTTTGAAGACCCAAAGAATGCAGTTCGCAACGCAGTGGATAAACACCCGGACGTCTTAGCAGCTAAACAGGCTGCGGAACAATTTAAACAAATGCAATCTCAAGGTGCTCTCCAAAAGAAGCATCCCGATTTTTCAGAAGTTGTACAAGACCCGGAGTTTATTGATTGGGTTAAGGGAAGCAAGCTACGTATGCAGATGTATGCAGCAGCTGACACCTCCTTTGATTTTGAATCAGCTGATGAATTGCTTTCTACATTTAAACAGATTCGTGGTGTTAAAACAACGCAAGCGCGCTCCGACGGGGCTGAGGTTCTTAAGCAGAACATGAAAGCTGCAATGGTTGACACTAGCGGAACTGGAGAGTCTTCAAGGAAGGTCTATCGTCGTGCCGACCTTATCCGGCTTAGAATGACAGACCCCTCACGATATGAAGCGCTTGAGCCTGAAATTCGTCAGGCTTATGCGGAGGGGCGGGTTAAGTAATATGCGCTAATGCGCTAAAGGAAATTTAAAAATGGCTCTCGGTACTAATCACATCACCACCACTACTGGTGCAACGTTTATCCCAGAAATTTGGTTAGCATAAGGCCAAGTAACGATTACTGAATAACGTGGAAGGGCTTGTCCCCAACACGAGAGAAGCGAATGCCCATAAACAAATGAAGGGTACTAAATGACAGAACACGTAAATGAAACAGAAGTAAAGTATTTGGCAGGTTTGCTAGATGCTGATGGGCACATTGGTTTTGAATATACTAATAAAAGAGTTTATTTAACAATCAGCCTTACAGCATCAGATTCCATTGACAGACAAGGCTACGTAGCTTCTCTTCCAATAACTACAGGCATGGGTACAGTTTGTAGGAAAGAGCAAAGAGGAGATTGGTCTCCCATCTCAGTTTGGAAAATAAGCAAGGCATCTCATCTAGAAATGATCGCCCCCCGTCTTGTAAAGCACATGGTTATCAAAGGAAAGCACCTGCAAAACATGTTTGATATGTGGAAGAAATTCCGCTCTCAAGTGTTAACAGATACAGAAATAGAGCAGTTAAAGGTTTTTACAAGGGCTTCGCGTGAAGACTCAGGCCCATTGAAAGCTAAGAAGCATCCAACCTGGGCTTGGGTTGCTGGGTATTTAGACGGGGACGGTAGTTACATATTTAAACAACCACCTAGTCAGAACACACCCAGAGCCTTAGTACAGGCAACGGCACACATCAAAGATCGTGTAGCCCTTGATCTGCTCTTCAAAGCCTTCGGAGGAACCTTAAACAACCGGGGAGCGAGCCATCCACACATCATGGACTGGAAGCACTCTCTTGGAGCCTCTAATGTCTCATTTGCACAACACTTTTTAAGTAAGGTGTTACGACACAGTAAGCTCAAAAAACACAAAATTGAGCAACTACTAGCGTTCTGTCATACGCACTCGCACAGGCCAAGTGTAATCAACTCTACGGAGTAAGCTATGGTCGAAGGTTTTGCAATGTCCCCGCTGATGAAATCATTGCAACTTACAAGAAGAGTCTTGTATTGGCTAATCTAGTTAAGAAGATGAGCTTCAAGGGCAAGAAAGGTGATTCGCTTCACATTCCTGCTCCTGTTCGCGGCAGTGCTTCGGTTAAAGCGTCTTCCACCCAAGTCACCCTGGTTGCAGGCACTGCCACTGAAGTTGTTGTCACCATCGACCAGCACTATGAGTATAGCCGCTTGATTGAAGATATTGTTGAAGCACAGGCTTTGGCCTCGCTTCGCAACTTCTACACTGAAGATGCTGGCTACGCCCTGGCCCGTCAAGTTGACACTGCCCTTATTGAATTGGGTCGTGGCGTTCAAGGCGGCAGCGGTACGGCTGCATATTCGGGTGCCAAGTCAGGTGCTGACGGTACAACCGCTTATGTTGCTGGTGCAAACGCCGGCATTGGCGCTTTGTCGGACGCCGCTATCCGTCGCTCCATTCAGCGTTTGGATGACAACGACGTTCCAATGGACGGCCGCTTCTTGATGGTTCCACCTTCCAGCCGTAACACGCTGATGGGTATTGCCCGCTTTACTGAGCAAGCCTTTGTGGGTGAAGTTGGTTCGTCCAACACCATCCGTAACGGTGAGATTGGTAATGTTTATGGCATCCCAGTGTTTGTCACCAACAACGCCGATACGACCAGTGGTTCTACTGCCACTCGTATTGCACTGATGGGTCATAAAGACTTCGCAGTGTTTGTTGAGCAAATGGGTGTTCGTTCGCAAACTCAGTACAAACAGGAATACCTCGGTACCTTGTTCACTGCTGACACTCTGTACGGTGTTAAAGAACTGCGTGACGGCTCTGCTGTTGCTCTGGCAGTTCCAGCCTAACCTGGCTTAAACGGGAGCCCTTCGGGGCTTCCTTTTTAGAGGGCTTCTC